GTGTTGATCTACCTCCTGAAGCACGCTCTGATCTAGACCTTTCCTTCGCCAAGATGGAGCGGTCAGTTATGGAGATCATTGCTGCTTCTAGTGATCGCGTTACCGTACACCAAGCTCTTAAGCATTTGGTTGTTTCTGGTAATGCTCTCATTTACATGGGGCCTAAGGGGCTGAAGCTCTACCCTTTGAATCGCTATGTAGTAGATCGTGATGGTAACGGTGAAATCTTAGAGATCGTCACTAAAGAACGCATCAGCCGTAAGCTGTTGCAACCATTGCTCAATACAGTTACTCCTGTTAACTCTCCCGGAGAGGATGGAGCAGACAACGAAGAAGACGTTGATGTATTTACATGGATCAGGCGGGATAACAATCGCTTTATCTGGCATCAAGAAGTCTTCGATAAAATCATCCCTGGTTCACAGGGTAAGGCTCCACTGGAAACAAACCCTTGGCTAGCATTGAGATTCAATGTAGTCGACGGTGAACCGTTTGGTCGTGGACGTGTAGAGGAGTTCCTTGGTGATCTCCGCTCCCTTGAAGCTCTCATGCAAGCACTCGTAGAGGGCTCTGCAGTGGCTGCCAAGGTGGTCTTTACTGTCTCCCCGTCAAGTACTACCAAACCCCAGACACTCGCCTCTGCGGGGAACGGAGCCATCGTTCAGGGCCGTCCTGATGATATCAGTGTGGTGCAGGTTGGAAAGACAGCCGACTTCAAAACAGCTATGGAGATGGCTCAAGTTCTTGAGCGTCGCCTTAGTGAAGCATTCCTGATCCTTAATGTGAGGAACAGTGAGCGCACTACAGCTGAAGAAGTACGGATGACACAGATGGAACTAGAACAGCAGCTAGGTGGTTTATTCTCCCTGCTAACTGTTGAGTTCCTAGTCCCTTACCTGAACCGTAAACTCTCAGTTCTCCAGAAGAACCAAGAGATCCCACGTATTCCAAAAGATCTGGTACGACCCACTATTGTGGCTGGTATCAATGCTCTTGGTCGTGGTCAAGATCGAGAATCCCTCGGTCAATTCTTCACCATCATTGCTCAGACACTTGGTCCCGAAGCTATCGGTCAGTATCTGAACATGGATGAAGCTATCAAGCGTCTTGCAGCAGCACAAGGTATCGATGTACTGAACCTTGTTAAGTCGATGCAAGAGGTACAGCAGGAACGTGATCAAAACTTCCAACAGCAACAGCAGATGGAAATGACGAAGCAAACTGCTGCACTAGCAAGCACCCCAATGATGGATCCATCTAAGAATCCAGAAGCACTTAACCAACAATATGGCCAATCAAACACCAACCCAAGCCCCGAAGTCCAGGAAGCAGCAGAACCAATCCAGTGAAGTGGAGGCTCCTAAAGAGCAACCACCTGCGGTTATGAAACCCAGCAAGATTGGGGAACCAACTATCGGTCGTTCACCCGATTACGTCAAGACAGTAGGTCTTGGTAATCTCACCGTAATTACAGCTAATGGCAAACGAACTAACTCTGAATCCGCTTGACGAACAAGACGGACAACTCTCTGCTGACGAACAAGAATCCCTTGAGATTGGCGAACGTCTAGCCCAACAAGAAGAACAGCTGCTAGCTGGTAAGTACAAAAGTGCTGAGGAACTAGAGAGGGGATACCTTGAACTTCAAAAGCGACTCAGCTCTAAGCAACAAGATGAAGAACCTGTAGAGCAAGTAGAAGAGGAACAAGAAGAAGACACTCAAGAGGAGTCCCTCTATGAGATCATTATGGAATCATTCCGTGAAGGTAAATGGGATCAAGCTACTGTAAATCAGGTTGCTGAGATGAATCCTATTGATGTCGCCAACATGTTCCTTGAGAACAGTCAACAGCAAACAGAACCTATTGCAAGTAGTGAAGACATTCAAGACATCCAGAACTCAGTAGGTGGTAATGAGAGCTATGCGTCAATGATGCAGTGGGCAAGTCAGAACCTATCTGAACAAGAGATCTCTATGTATGACGCTGTGATGGATCGTGGTGATCCGTTAGGAATGTACTTTGCTGCACAGGCTCTTTATGGACGTTTTCAAGATGCAGTAGGGGTTGATGGTGAGCTGCTAACTGGCTCTGCTCCACGTAACTCTGCTGATGTCTACCGTTCCCAAGCTGAAGTAGTTCGTGCCATGAGTGACCCTCGGTACGATAATGATCCTGCTTATCGCAATGATGTAGCAGTAAAACTTGAGCGTTCAAACCTTCAATTCTAATGACTGACAACCTCTGGGCTAAAGAACCCGCTATGTATATGGACCCTAATTACACCGTGACTCACAACGAACGTGCTGAGCTTCTTAATGGTCGTCTGGCTATGCTCGGTTTCATTGCTGCTATTGGCGCTTACGTAGTAACTGGTCAAATTATTCCTGGAGTTTTCTAATGGGCTGCGGTAAGAAGCACGGCGGTGGCAAGAAGAAGTAACCCCGCTCAGTAATAATTCCCCCTTGGTAGCGAGGATCGAGGGGGAATCTTCCCTAACGGGAATGTGTAGATGGTCATATAGAAGTTCCTCGCTTTATTATTATGATTCCTCTTCTAACTACTCTGTCAGTTATCACTAGCTGGTACGGTCCTGGCTTCCATGGAAACCTTACAGCTAATGGTGAGCGATATAACCAGAATGCCCTTACTGCAGCGCACAAGACACTCCCGTTTGGTACACGACTAAAGGTCTGCTATCAACGGTGTGCCATTGTACGGGTTAATGACCGTGGACCTTATATCCCTGGTCGTGAGATCGATCTCAGTAAAGGTGCAGCTGATGCTATTGGCTTCACTGGCACCGGAGTTGGACGAGTCAAAGTAACACGACTTGACTAACTACTTATGACTGCAATTGCAGCTTCACGCTCTCAGAACACCTGGGAGCGTTTTTGTGACTGGGTAACCAGTACAGATAACCGTCTTTATGTTGGGTGGTTTGGGACACTGATGATTCCGTGTCTCCTTGCAGCCACCATTTGTTTCATCATCGCATTCGTAGCGGCACCACCAGTCGATATTGATGGCATCCGCGAACCTGTAGCTGGAAGCCTTCTCTATGGAAACAACATCATATCGGGAGCCGTCGTTCCGAGCAGCAATGCCATCGGATTACACCTGTACCCAATTTGGGAAGCTAATTCACTTGATGAATGGCTCTACAACGGCGGCCCTTTCCAGCTCACTGTCTTCCACTTCCTCATTGGCATCTATGCTTACATGGGACGAGAGTGGGAACTTAGCTATCGACTAGGAATGCGGCCATGGATTTTCGTCGCCTATTCCGCACCAGTGGCAGCAGCTACTGCAGTCTTCTTGGTCTATCCATTTGGTCAGGGTTCCTTCTCGGATGCTATGCCTCTTGGAATCAGTGGGACGTTCAACTATATGCTCGTCTTTCAAGCGGAGCACAACATTTTGATGCATCCCTTCCACATGTTGGGAGTAGCAGGGGTGTTCGGTGGGTCGCTTTTCAGTGCGATGCATGGTTCCCTTGTGACTAGCTCACTGGTACGTGAGACCACAGAAATTGAAAGCCAGAACAAAGGGTATAAGTTTGGACAAGAAGAAGAGACCTACAACATTGTAGCTGCTCATGGATACTTCGGTCGTTTGATCTTCCAATATGCAAGTTTCAATAATAGCCGTAGCCTTCATTTCTTCCTTGCTGCTTGGCCTGTTGTTGGTATTTGGTTTGCTGCTTTGGGCGTTTCGACCATGGCTTTCAATCTTAATGGTTTCAACTTTAACCAAAGCCTTGTCAGCTCTGAAGGGAAAGTGATCAACACTTGGGCTGACATTCTTAACCGAGCTGGTCTTGGTTTTGAAGTGATGCATGAACGTAATGCTCACAACTTCCCACTTGACCTTGCTACATACACTGCTCCTATCATTGGATAATTATGGCACAAGCAACTGGTTTTGATCCGAAGGTGTCTTCGGTATCTGCTGTTCAATATGTCACCACGACTGCAGGTTCTGCTGCTTTTGCAACTGCATATGGTGAAGCTAATCAAACGCTCACTGAGATGAGCCCTAAGGGTACTAAGGTACAAGCTGGTACGCTTGCTGCCTGGCCCTAACTTTTAATTGGATTGGAGGCACCTCAGAGTAGGACCTCCTTTTCTTTGGCTATTGGCCTCTACGGAGATACCCTATAGCCGTGACGGTCTGGAGAGACAGACAAAAAAAACAGCAACAAAAATTTCTAAGCGCTTAGAGAGACTCGATTACATTCTCTCTTTACTTTCGTGGCTAACACTACTCAAACTCTGGTAGGTGCTCTTAATAAGGTTAATACTGGCGCCTACGACTCTAAGTATGCAACTTATCTGAAGTTGTTCTCTGGCGAAATGTTCAAGGCCTATGAGGCTGCGACTATCGCTAAAGGAACTGTTCAAAGCCGTACCCTGAAAAATGGAAAGGCAATGCAGTTCATCTTCACTGGCCGTATGACGGCTGGGTACCATACTCCTGGTACTCCTATCCTTGGTAGCGGTGATCCCCCGGTGGCAGAAAAGACCATCGTCTGTGATGACCTGCTGATCTCCAGTGCATTTGTTTATGACCTGGATGAGACTCTTGCTCATTACTCCCTGCGTGGCGAGATCGCTAAGAAGATTGGCTATGCTCTTGCTGAGAGCTATGACAAAAAGATCTTCCGTCAGATCGCTAAAGCTGCTCGTGAAGCTCATCCCATCACTGCTGCTCCTGGCCCTGAGCCCGGCGGTAGCATCATCCAACTGGGTGTGCAAAAGGAGTATGACGCTCAATCCCTGGTAGATGCCTTCTTTGAAGCTGCCTCCATCATGGATGAGAAGAACCTGCCCAAGCAGGGTCGTACTGCTGTGCTGGCTCCTCGTCAGTACTACGCTCTCGTGAGCCAAGTCGACAGCAATATCCTGAACCGTGATTACGGTAACAATCAGGGTAACCTGAACTCCGGCGATGGTCTCTATGAGATCGCTGGTATCAGCATCAAGCGTTCTAACAACCTGCCCTTCCTGGCTGGCAACATTGCCGCTGTGGCTGGTGAGAACAACAACTACTCTGGTGACTTCAGCACCCACTGTGGTCTGATCTACCAGAAGGATGCTGCTGGTGTGGTGGAAGCTATTGCTCCCTCCGTACAGACCACTTCTGGTGATGTGTCTGTCATGTACCAAGGTGACCTGATCGTGGGTCGTCTTGCCATGGGCTGTGGCACCCTGAACCCCGCTGCTGCTATTGAGCTGCAGTCGGCTCGTTCCTGATAACGGAGGTACCTACTAATGGCTGTCTCTGTTGCTAAGGGCGACAACGGCGTCTGCACTACTGACGCTGTACGCATTTCTGTTGCTAAGACCCGCAAGGGTTATGGCAATGC